TAGAAAGAAAGAATAACGCAGGGGTTACTCAACAAATAGTTCGGGTTCCTCTTGGATATGGCCCTGCTCAGAAATATTTAACCAGAATTACGAATAGTGCAGAGACATCGATAACCCTTCCAAGAATGAGTTTTGAAATCTCTGGGTTACAGTACGATTCAAGTAGAAAATTAGTAAAAACTGGTGGATATAGTTATCAAGATCCATCAGATGCTAATAAGAAAAAGTTTGTATTTAATCCAGTTCCTTATGATATCGGCATAACCCTTTCCATCATGGTTAAAAACGCCGAAGACGGAACTCAAATTCTAGAACAAATACTCCCATTCTTTACACCATCGTTCAACCTTCCAATAAAAGAAGCGACAGATGTCGGAGTGATAAGAGACACGCCAATTATTCTAGAGTCTGTAGATACGACAGATGAATATGAGGGAGATTATCTAACAAGAAGGTCTCTTATATGGACTTTAGGATTCACTATCAAAGGGTTCATATATGCATCTTCTGAGAGAAGAGAGACTATAACAAAGGCAGTGACTAATATAAACAACAACCCTGTCAAAACTCAAAAATACGCAAAAGGTGAAGTAACACCAGACCCAACTGACGCACTATCGACTTCAGATTACGGGTTTAGTGAAACTATTACGGAATATTAACATGTCAAAAACTGTGGATGAAAAATTAGACGATTTCTTAGAAATTGAAGGAGACATATCTGTCGCGGCAAAGAATATTGTTCCGGCAGTGAAAGGAGACCTTGAATTTTACGATCAAGAATTGGAAAGAAATAAAGACATAGAAGAAGATTATGAATTTCAGAGAACTACCCTATATGGATTGGTGTCTCAGGGACAGACCGCACTCGCAAATTTGGTATCTCTTGCAGAACAGAGTCAACATCCCAGAGCATACGAGGTTGCTGGTCAACTGATGAAGACCACAGGAGAGTTGGCAAAAGACTTAATCGAACTGCAAGTCACAATGAATAAGGTCAACAATACTAAAAACGGTGGCGGGCCACAGAAAGTAATAAACAACAACTCAGTTTTTGTGGGCGACACAAATCAATTACTAGAAGCACTGAAAGGCAAAAATCGAGTAATCAATGAATGATGTTTATTTAAATAATCCAAACCTTAAATCGGCAGGGGTTCAAATTGAATGGACTGAAGAGCAGGCACAGGAATATGTGAAATGTATGGATGACCCCATCTATTTCATTAAAACATATGTAAGGATTGTAAACGTCGATTCTGGATTAGTACCTTTTGATTTATACCCATTCCAAGAAAAAATGATTAAAACCTTTGATGTAGAAAGATTTACAATATGTAAAGTCGGTAGACAGTCTGGAAAATCAATAACTTGCATCGCATTCTTTCTACATTACATTCTATTCAATAAGGACGTATCTGTTGCACTTCTAGCGAACAAACTGTCTACCGCGAGAGAACTTCTTGGTAGACTACAGATGGCTTATGAATATTTACCAAAATGGTTGCAACAGGGAGTAGTCCTCTGGAATAAAGGAAACATTGAATTAGAAAATGGTGCAAAGGTCATGGCGGCCGCGACATCATCTTCCGCGATTCGTGGTGGTTCATATAATATACTATTCCTTGACGAGTTTGCGTTTGTTCCTAACGAATTGGCAGAAGAATTCTTTAATTCAGTATATCCGACTATATCTTCTGGTAAATCGACAAAGGTAATCGTAGTTTCGACTCCACAGGGGATGAATCACTTCTACAAATTGTGGCAGGACGCAATAGAAGGAAGAAATACTTACGTTCCAATCGAAGTGCATTGGTCTGAAGTGCCTGGCAGAGATGCTGCATGGAAGGCAATGACAATAAAAAACACCTCAGAAGAGCAGTTCAAGCAGGAATTTGATACTGAATTCTTGGGAAGTACTAATACTCTGATTAATACTGCAAAACTAAAAAATCTTGTATACAAATCACCCATACAGACTGCATATAATAGTACATTAAAGTTGTATGCAAAACCTCTAGAAGACCATGTTTATTATATGACAGTGGATTGTGCAAGAGGAAGAGGTGGAGATTACTCTGCGTTTTCAATATTTGATACAACAGAAGCGCCATACATACAGGTTGCAACATTTAAATGCAATAATACCCCACCGATGGTATTTCCGACCATCATTAACCAATTTGCAAAACTCTATAATGATACATATGTACTAGTAGAGATTAATGATATTGGGCAACAGGTGAGTGATATTTTGTATCACGACCTAGAATGCGAAAACGTATTGTCGATAAGTTCAGACACCAGAAAAGGACAGTCTATAAGTTCTGGGTTTGGAAAATCGAACACGATGGGAATAAGAACAACAAAGTCAACTAAAAAGATTGGCTGCATGAACTTAAAAAGTTTGATTGAAGAAGATATACTAATAATTAATGACTACGATACTATAAATGAACTTTCAAGTTTCATCTCAAAGGGAGTTAAATTTGAGGCTGAAGGTGGAAAGAATGATGATTTGGTTGACACCTTAATTCTGTTTGCATGGATGACAACTGATACTTATTTCAAGGAGTTATCCAACTTGGATACCAGAAAAGAAATATACGAAGAACGTCTTAGAAGAATGGAAGAAGATATGTTACCTTTCGGATACATAGACAACGGAACTGAGTCAACTGCGTTCACAGACGATGAAGGTCAAATTTGGCATGTAGGTGGAGGCAGATGAAGGTCAAATCAATCTTTTTATAAATAAATTAAGAAACAGAATTATAATTACAGAATATTTTGTACAGTTTTATAACACACTAAAGGAGATGATAAAATGCCATTCCAAGTAAGTCCAGGCGTTAATGTGTCAGAAATAGATTTTTCGACAACCACACCAAATGTTTCAGCATCTGTCGGTGGTCTTGTTGGGGAATTTACGCAAGGCCCAGCTAACCAAATAACTAAAGTTTCAACAGAAAAAGAACTGACAGAAATTTTCGGCAAACCTACTGACGCAACATATAAGTCATGGTTTACTGCCTCAAATTTCTTAGCATACGGAAATAACCTTTCTGTAGTGCGATGTGTAGGTACAGGTGGACTCAACGCCACCGCTGGTGTACCAACAGTAAACACTCCAACCGAAGCAACAATCTCTGGAGTTGCCGCAGCTGCGGTAGTTCGCAGTGGTGGTGCTGCTTTGACGGACGGTGATTTAGGAACTGTAGGTGCAGCAACCACTCAGTCACTCGCAATCAGTGGTTTGGTCGCAGATACGAAAGCAGCCTTAACCCTTGCAACAACCAACCGCGTTATTACAGTAAATCTAGAAACCGCTGGCGGAACAGCTGTGAATGCAAGTACATATACCGTTCAATCCGATGGTATCACGTTCAGTACCGTTCCTTCTGGAACTACCGTAGTAGTCTCGTATGCACAACAAGCCGCATTCACTCTTCCTAGAGAAGACTACAATGTAGAGTTGGCAACTAGTGCAACTGCAATTCAAGTAAACGGAAACGCAGTAGACAACAGTGCTGGAGACCAGTTTAGTGTCTCTGGAACCACTCTTACTGCAACTGGTGCATCATTAACTGCCGGTCATACAGTCACCGTAGTAATGGGTGCAAGAACTAAGTTCTTATTGACAGGACAGGATGTTGGTGCAACTGACTCCATTACAGTCGATGATGTAACAACTGGGTTCACTCTTACTGGTTCTGCAACTTCAAAATTGGTCACGATGGCTGCTGCTCCTGCATCAAATATCAGTATCAAGATTCTTAATGCATCTACAACAACATTTGCATATACTGGTGTATCAGTCGCAACATCAACCGACCTTACTGCTGCCGCCGGTACTACTACTGGTGAATTTACTGCAAAGAACGCTGGTTCTTGGGGTAATGACCTTAAAGTATACATGGTTGACGATGCAACAAACATGGCAACACTTCCATCAGGAATTAAATCTGCATTATCTGGTGCGCCAAACGTTGCAACTTCCGATGGTCTTACAACAGCAGAAGCCGCAAGACGTACTGAGTTAAGTATTGTTATTGTATCTGTTAATGCAAGTACTGGTGCAGAGAGTGTACTGGAAGCGTTTGAGTATCTATCAAAAGCATCTGACGGAAAACGTGCAGACGGAACTAACATTTACTGGAAAGATTGGGTGAATGAGAAGTCTGATTGGATTTGGGCACTCAACCAACCAACAGTCGGTACAAACTGGGGTACTACACTGTACACCGTAGTATCTAGTGTTAACACTGCAACCACATTTACCTCTGCTGGTGCAACTGCAATCGCAAGACCTTTTGGTGCTGGTGCGAATGGTGCAACTCCTACTGCTGGACAAGTACAGACTTCATACGACCACTTCGCGAATGACGAAACTGTAGATGTAAATTTACTTATGACAGGTGGTTGGGCAGATATTACCTCTGGTGCAACGGTTCAAACTCATGTAATTGGTATTGCAGAGTCAAGAAAAGATTGTATCGCTCTTGTATCTCCATCATCCGATGCTGTATTGAGTGCTACACCATTAACTTCTGTCAAGACTTGGTTGGGTACTACCATGCCAACTTATAGTAGTTATGCATTTGCAGACTCAAACCTAAAGTATCAATATGACAAACATAATGACAAGTACCGTTGGATTCCATTAAACGGTGATATTGCTGGTCTTATGGTCAGAACTGATGCAGACAGAGACCCTTGGTTCTCTCCCGCTGGTTTAAATCGCGGAACAATCAAAAATGCTGTGAAACTTGCATGGGATCAATCAAAAGCGGATAGAGATGAGATTTATCCAAAAGCGATTAACCCAGTAGTCAACTTCCCCGGCCAAGGTGTTGTTTTGTACGGTGATAGAACTTTTACCACCAAACCTAGTGCGTTTGACCGTGTTAATGTCAGAAGGTTGTTCATTGTCCTTGAAAAGTCAATTGCATCCGCTGCTAAATTCACACTGTTCGAATTTAATGATGACTTTACTCGTTCACAATTTACCGCTCTCGTTGAACCATTCTTGAGAGAAGTAAAAGGACGCAGAGGAATTTATGATTTCTTGGTAGTATGTGATGAAACGAACAACACACCACAAGTCGTAGACTCAAATGAGTTTGTAGGTGATATCTTCATTAAACCCGCTCGTTCAATTAACTTCATTCAGTTGAATTTCGTTGCAACCAGAACAGGTACTAATTTCGAAGAAATTGTTGGTTCAGTGTAATAAATGATTATAAATATTATCACATACAACTTATTAAGGAGATATAATAATGGCATTTGACGTAAACTCGTTCAAAGGGGAACTGAAACTCGGTGGTGCGAGACCTAACCTATTCCAAGCGGAATTAATTTCGCCAGTAGGTGGTTTAGACAATTTCAGATTTATGTGTAAGGCTGCACAGTTGCCTGGCAGTACTATTCCATCTATCGACGTTCCATACTTCGGTAGACAGATTAAATACGCTGGTAACAGAACGTTTGAACCTTGGACTGTAACCGTTCTTAACGATGAAGACTTTCAAGTTCGAAATTCTTTTGAGAGATGGATGAATGCAATCAATGGACACACCACTAACTTGGCTAGTTTGGGTGCTGCTTCATACAAGACTCAAGGTTCTGTAAAGCATTTTGGTAAAGACGGAAGTACTATTGCTCGCTATGATTTCATTGGGATTTTCCCAACGGAACTGGGTGCGGTTGAACTTGCATGGGACACCAATGATGTAGTCGAAGAATTTACTGTAACACTTGCGATGGATTACTGGACTCATAGTTCCGTAGTTGCATAATCACTCCTAAAAAAGTGGCATAAATATTATGAGAGGTGATTACAATGGCTAAACTTTTTGGTTTCGATATAACCAGAAGCACGAAAGAGAAGGAGACTGCCCCCAAGTCGTTTGTTCCAGCAATGGATTCATCCGACGAAGGGGCAATCACCGTTCAATCAAGTGGGTTCTTCGGACAGTACATAAATCTAGAAAATACTGCTAAATCTGACGCAGAATTAATCAATAGATATCGCGAAATGGCAATGCATCCAGAAGTGGACATCGCCGTGGACGATATCGTGTCTGAAGCAATAGTATCAGACACATCAAACTATCCAATCAAGATAGACACACAACACATACAACAATCTGACGCTGTAAAGAAAAAGATTGCAGAAGAATTCATAAACACATTAAAACTTATCAAGATAAAAGAACGTGGATATGACTTATTCAGAAATTGGTTTGTGGATGGTAGAATTTATCTTCATATTATCATAGACGAAAAGAGACCTAAAAATGGTATTCAAGAACTTCGTCTTATCGACCCAAGAAAAATAAAGAAGATAAAAGAAGTAGAAAAACAGAAAGACCCAGCAACTGGGGCCGATTTAGTGAAAGAAGTTCAAGAATACTATCTCTATAGTGAGAAAGGTATTATGGGCGGTTCTACTACAGACGGCATTCCTATTACTACAGACGCAATTTCATATGTTACTTCTGGTCTCACGGAAGGAAATAAAAACTACACAATTGGACATCTGCATAAAGCAATAAAACCTCTTAATCAATTGAAGATGATTGAGGATTCTGTTGTTATTTATAGATGGACAAGAGCTCCAGAAAGAAGAGTATTCTACATTGACGTAGGTAATCTGCCCAAACAAAAGGCAGAACAATA